ACCCTGGTTTACAACATATCAAGTGTCTCCGCTCCAGCTATAACTAATGCAGCTAGTGGAGATTTATTAACATCAGAAATAACTGTATCAATCCTAACGAGCTGGAGTTAAAATGAGCACACACGAAGAAGACTTAGCCTTCTTGAAAAAGACAGGCCAAATAGCAAGCGCACCAAAACCAACTGCACAAACTAAGAAAGACGAGGAATAACAATGGCAATCTATTTGAATAATAACGTAGGTGTTAAGTTGGCTACCAATGCTGCGCCAACTACACCATCCATCGACATTAGCTCATACGTAACTAATGCCGTAATTAACCAGATCGTGGATGAGTTAGAAATAACCGCTATGGGTGACACAGCACACAAGTTTGTTGCTGGTTTACAATCAGGCACATTCACTATTGACTTTATCAACGACTGGGCAGCATCTCAGGTCAACGAGACATTGAGCGCAGCCTTTGGCAAAACCTTAGCAGTATCAGTAATCACTGTTAAAGGCACAGCTGTAGGAGCCACAAACCCTACTTACCAATTCTCTGTACTTGTAAACAACTTGACCCCAATCGGTCAAGGTGGAGTAGCCGAGGTTGCTACCTCATCTATCACATTTACAGTAAACTCCGCAATTACAGTGTCATCATCGGTGGCATTCTAACTAAGGAGTAGTAATGGCAAAGCTAAAGATAACAAGGGCTAATGGCGAAGTATCAGAGCACAAGATAACGCCAGGTGTCGAGTACGCTTTCGAGTTAAAGTACGGATCAGGAATTAGTAAAGTCCTGCGTGAACACGAACGTCAAACAGAGATATTCTGGCTGGCTTATGAATGCTTACGCAGGGCTGGCGCACAAATACCTTTATGGGGATCAGAGTTCATAGACACTCTAGATACTGTCGAGGTATTAGACGAAGAAAAAAAATAACTGAGCGGTCTTCAACCCTTTACAGCATCGCACAGCTGAGCGTAGAGACTGGGATACCGCCTAGAGAGTTTATTGATATGGATAGCGAAATGTATGCCGCAATCATACAAGTCCTAACCGACAGAGCTAAGGAGATCCGAAATGCCAGCAGAAGTCGTAGGCGTTAGCGATGTAATGAAAGGCCTTAGCTTTATAGATGATGATATGTATGCACGTATTAGGGGTGCGATCTCACCTTTAATGCGCCAAGTTGAAGCAACCGCCAAAGGTTATGTACCAGGCAATACAGAGGTTTTATCAGGCTGGAGTAAGCCAATCTCATCTCCTATAAATTATCGACCATTCCCAAAATACGATTCTGCAAGTGTGCGTGGCGGCATTGGTTACAAAGAGGGACAAAACAAAAAATTCAAAAACGGATTTCAAGTAGAAAATTACGTTTACAACATTAACGCCGCTGGTCGCATATACGAAACTGCTGGGCGATTAAACCCACAAGGACGTGCGCCATTTCAGTCAGTTGTATCTAAAGGCGGATCTGGCACTATGGTTAAAAAAACTAGGACAGGCAGATCCACCGAACAATATGATTCTAATAATCCTTTTGCTGGTTATCAGTTTGTAACATCTATGCCTAATCTAACATCGCAACCAAAGATACCAGGCATCCGAGGTGGTGGCCGTAAAACTAAAGGTAGAATAATTTACAAGGCTTGGGCTGAAAAGAGTCCAGCAGTTTATGATGCCATACTTACTGCAATCAAATCCACAGCGGATTACTTTAATGATTCTACAGAATTGAAGAAGGTGGCATAGTGGCAAATGTAGTCGTCTCGGCGTTAGCAACTTGGAATGGTAAAGCGCTAAAAAAAGCCAAGCAAGATGTAGATGTATTTAACAAACAATTAAAAACTTTAGCACGCACCTTTGGCGTTACGTTTAGCGCTGCTGCAATAGTCAGTTTCAGCAAAAAGGCAATTAAAGCATTTACAGAGGACGAGGCTGCTGCCAAAAGGCTTGCCCTACAGCTAGAAAATACTGGCAACGCATTTAGAGTAAGCGAAGTAGAAGGTTACATAAAGAGTCTAGAAAAAACAAACGCAATACTTTCCGATTTGCGTGGCCCTTTCCAAACATTATTAAACCTAACTGGATCTGTAGAGTTAGCGCAGCGTTCGCTAGAAGCGGCATTAAACATAAGCGCAGGTACTGGCGAAAGTTTAAGCACAGTTATATCTGCTATTGCTAGTGGTATCAGAGGTCAGACTAAAGCAATCAAAAACTTAAATACAGGTATTGATTCCAACATAATTGCTACTGGCGATATGAACCAAATTATGGAAGCGCTAGAAAAACGCTTTAGTGGTCAGTCAGCAGCGAGGCTAGATACTTATGCTGGCAAGATGGATGTATTGCGCAAGGGTGCAGATGAGGCAACAAAGTCCATCGGAACTGGTTTAGTTAATGCTTTAACAATACTTAGCAAAGATAATTCTGTTGAAAGTTTAGCGACCAATTTTGAAAACTTAGGAAACAATATAGCCTTTGCTATTGAAGAAATGGCTAAACTCATTAAGAAGTTTGATGATCTTGTAAATAATCCAACTTTTGCCGCAGGTCTTGTAGCGTTAGCCGCCTTGTCTAAAAATCCTAAAATTTTAGCCACAGCAATAGGTACAGTAGGTCTGAATGCTGCCAGTAATGTTGCTTTAGGTGGGGGCAGGACTTCTTCATCAACAGCCCTTAACAATGCTAATGCAAGAGAAAATAGGTTGCAATTAGCACAAATTAAAACAGGCACAACCTATCGCAGGTTAGAAAACGAACAATTAAAGAAAAAAACTGAGGTAGATAAACTAGCTGAGAAGTTTGATGTTGAGCGCATAGGTTTAATGAAGGCGCTGGGCGAGGCTACAGATGCTGAGACTAAGTTACGTATCCAGGCAAAGATAGCCATCCTAGACAATAATGAGGCTTTGGCTAAAAAGTTACTAGTTGAGATGGAAGGCACTAAAGCCACAGTAGAATTAACAACACAATTTTATGCATTAAGTGAAGCTGCTAAAGCATTAATAACTAGCTTTGGCGTTGACCCATCACAGGTAGGCCCAGGCGGTACAATAATCGGTGGCCTTGGTGGGCGTAGTAATATAGCCAGCCTTGCTAACACTTCTATAAATAACCCAGCATTTGCTAGTAGCGGCGCAGGTATGGACTTAGGACTAGCCCTAGGCTTTACACCTGGCAGTAGGACTGGTGGTGCTGCACCTACAGAGGTCATAGTTACAGTAAACACAGCAGCAGGTGGCGATAGATTAAGTCAGGCTATTGCAGAAAGCATACAGATCGCTACTCGTAATGGATACAGCACAGTACCTGCTGGACAAGGGTTTTAATGACAGTACCAGTAATTAATGCAGTAATTAACTTTAGCACTGGCCCTAGTTTTGCTCAGGCAATGATTTTAGATACAGGTATATTAGGCACAAATATATTGGGAGATTCAGCAGCTGTAATTGTAGACGTATCAAATCAAGTAAATAGAATTGAAACTAATCGAGGCCGTACTGCTCTTAGCGATCAATTTCAAACAGGATCGCTTATTTTACGTATAGTAGATCAAAATGGCGATTTTAACCCACAAAACGTATCAGGGCCTTATTACAATTTATTAACACCTATGAAGAAGGTGCAGATTACTGCTACCTATGGTTCTACTACTTATCCTATATTTGCAGGTTTTATTACAAGTTATGTAACTACCTACCCACAAGAATCAGAGGATGTAGCGACTACTACTATACAAGCTGTAGATGCTTTTAGATTGGCCCAATTAGCACAGATAAGCACTGTTACTGGCGCTACCGCTGGCGATCTATCAGGTACTCGTATCAATGAGATATTAGATGAAATTGACTGGCCAATATCACAGCGTGATATAGATGCAGGTCTTACTACATTACAGGCAGATCCAGGCACTAACCGCACAGCATTACAGGCTTTACAAACTGCTACAGAATCTGAATATGGCGCTATCTATGTTAGTGCCGATAATAACTTTGTATTTCAAGATCGAGGCGTAACTGCTGGATCTATTGGTGGCACACCTACAGTCTTTGCAGATGATGGATCAGGCATAGATTACTTTGATGCTACTTGGATATTAAACGATGTATTGGTATTTAATAAAGCCACTATCACCAGAGCTGGCGGATCGCCACAGGTAGCCCTAAACCAAGCCAGCATAGATAAGTACTTTTTGCATAGTTATTTTTTAGATAATCTGTTAATGCAGTCAGATGCAGTAGCCCTAGATTATGCCCAGGCTTATGTGGCTAGTAGGCAAGAAACTTCTATACGAGTAGATGCCATAGTTCTAGATCTATACACCGATAATTACAACTCAGGTATATTGGCAGCTTTAGATTTAGATTTTTTTGATCCGATTACAGTTAAGACTACCCAGCCTGGCGGATCGCTTTTAGAAAAGACTTTACAGATTTTTGGGGTACGGATGGCAATTACCCCGAATAGTTGGAAAACCACGTTCACGACACTAGAGCCCGTTATAGATGCATTTATTCTAAATAATAGCATTTATGGCACTTTAGACTATAATGTGCTCAGTTACTAAGGAGAAATAATGGCCGCTGGATTAGGATTTAAGGACTTTACAACAGGCGAGGTATTAACTGCCGCCGATGTTGATGGCTACTTGATGCAAGGTGTCTGGGTGTTTGCCAGTGCCGCTGCTAGAGATGCAGCTGTAACATCACCACAAGAAGGTAATTTTGCGTATCTTAAAGATACAAACGTAACCACTTATTACACAGGAAGTGCTTGGGCAAACCTAGATACGACAGGTATGACTAACCCAATGACAACTACAGGCGACACTATTTATTCTTCAAGTGGATCAACACCAGCCAGGCTTGGAATTGGTACAGCAGGACAAGTGCTTACGGTCAATTCTGGTGCAACTGCTCCTGAGTGGGCGACATCTGCTGCTGGTGGTATGACCTTATTAAACACAGGGGGAACAACATTATCAAGCAGTTCTACTACAATAAATTTGACTGTTACTGGCTATAAAAATTTATTTGTAATAATTCAAGCAGTAAATTTGAGCAACAACACGACAGTTAGAGTTTATTTTAATGCAACTCAAAGCATTATAGATCACGTTAAATTTAATGGTTACGGAACTTCAACTGATCCTTTTGTTGAAATAGATGCAAATTATCCGCTTAACTTTAATTCAACTATTATAAAACAAGGTAACACCAGCAACGGATTTGTTATGCAAGTTGGACACCCAGACACCTCAGAGTTCAAGCCTATAAGTGGTTCAGGTGGTTTTGTTATGGATGATAACAGGAAATGTTCAAATATGGGTGGTGGTGTATTAAAATTAGGATCAGCCATTACTAGCATTACATTCGCACCAGGGGCTGGCACATTTAGTGGCGGCACAGTATTTTGTTACGGAGTAAAATAATGAGTAAATTGCAAATAAGAATCCATAACACTGAAACAAATGAAATTATTGATCGGGATATGACCGATGAAGAAATTTCTCAATTTGAATTAAATCAACTTAATGAGTTAAAACTATCTAATGAGTTAGCCGAAAAGTTAGCAGCCAAAGAAGCAGCACAAGCTAAACTTGCAGCACTTGGTTTAACTGTTGAGGATTTACAAGCTCTAGGTTTGTAATGAAACCAAAGTTATGTGCAGCTGGTGTTCAGTTAAGGGATCAAGTTGATACGTGGTTTCCAGATAGGTGTACTAAAAGTCCAGAAGGATGGTTGGGCGATAGTCGTCACTCCGCCAGAAAATCGGATCATAATCCAGACGAACACGGGTGGGTCAGAGGTCTTGATCTTAATGCTCGGTTGGAGTCATCCGACAGCCTCGCACCTTATCTGGCTGACCAGATCAGAATCGCAGCCAAATCGGATCCACGCTTATCATACGTCATCTATAACGGGAGAATATGCTCAAAGATATTAAATTGGAAATGGCGTAAGTACAAAGGCATTAATCCACACAAGCGACACATACATATTAGCTTTACAAAGTTAGGCGACAAAGACAGTAAGCCGTTTGATATACCACTAATAGGGGGCAAGATATGAAGATAAGCAAAAAACAAAAGGCGGTACTAAAGTCATACGCACGTGGCGTATTGGTATCATTCTTAACATTCTTAGCAAGTAATGAATTAGGTTTAGACCCAGCGTTGTCTGTAGTAATTGCAGCACTTGCAGGGCCAGCAGCTAGGGCTTTAGATAAATCCGATATTGCCTATGGCATCGGTGCTAATGAAAAATGAGTCCTACAGAATGGGCTGGCTTTGGCGCTGGCGTTATGGCCGTGCTATCAGGCGGGCTAATAGGATTACGTTTCTTAGTTAAAGGCTGGCTTAATGAGTTGCGCCCGAATTCTGGCAGCTCAATAAAAGATGCCGTTGACAGGATTGACCAGCGAAGTTTAAGGCTGGAGAAGCGTGTCGATGATCTATTTGTTTTAATAAATAAGTCATAATTTTAATATGGCAACCACACGTAAACGCAAAAAAATAAATAGGCGCAGGGTGCGTAGAACACCTGACCCATTATCTAAACTAGAGGTGTTTTATATTGCCAAGCACGAAATGTATAAAGCTGCACGCAAGGCTGGTTTTAGCGAATCCGTAGCGCTCTACCTTATGGATAGTCCAGAATCAATGCCAGACTGGGTAGTAGGCGATAAGGGTATTATCCCAGTTATTCCCACTCCTAATGAGGAAGAAGATTAAGCGCTACTTAGTTATCAGTGATTTACAGGTGCCATTTTACCACGAAGCAGCTGTAAAGAATGTTATCAAGTTAGCAAGACGGGAGAAGTTTGATTCAGTACTGGTGGTCGGGGATGAAATTGATTTTAATACAATTAGCAAGTGGGCTGAGGGCACACCTTTGGCTTATCGGCAAACCATTCACGATGATCGGGAACTTACTAAGTCGATACTGTGGGATCTCAGTGA